GCCAGGCACGCCGAGCAGCAGCGCATACCAGTCGCCATCAGCTGCACGGATGCGCGCGAGGTCTGTGGCTGGTGTGGTCGCAGAGAGCGGCGTTGTATCTGCGAGCGCGAGGTTGATGGTCGGATCGGCAATGCGCATCACAGCGCCAGCGGTCGAGGCTGTCAGCGTAACCAGCGTCGCAGTCGCTGCCGCAGTGACGCCAGTGGTCGCTGCAACGGCAGTCGCAGCAGCCGCAAGGCCAGTGCAGATCATTGCGACTGTCGGCGTTGATGGAGCCGTATAGGTGATGATGGTTCCGTTGAGGGTGAACGTATAGATCATGCCGACTGTCGGCGTGCTCGGCGTAACCGTGACAGTCTGCGTGAACGTGCCTGTTAGCTTGCCGACTTTGAACAGCGGCGGCGATGGATTCTGGCTCTTGAGCTTGGCGGCCTCGAGGTAAATGGCGTGCGTCACTGGCACGTTGTATGGCGCCTTGGTTAGCTCATCGGCGTTCTGAAACGAACGCACGTCCTCGAGCCAGAACGAATGAAAGGCGGCGATCAATGGGATGCCGAAACCAAACTTGCTAACGGTCGCATCGGCGATCGTTACGGTATGAGTTAGGACCTCTTGCTCTGCGCCCATGGCTTAGCTCCTATCAATCTGCCTCGGCGGCACGTTGATCACGCTCGGATCGGTGTTGAATGGCGGCCAGACCTGGCCGCTCGCGATGACATGCTCGATCGTGCCGACTGTCTCGCTGTAGGCGCCATCAGCGCCGCAATCGCAGGTGGTGTCGAATGTGTACATGAGCCGCAGGTCGAGCGCGGCCTCGCTCTCACGCCGAAAGTCGAAACTGCGGCCGAGCTCGACCAGAGGGCCAGGCGAGTCGAGCGACACGCACAGGCTCGAGAAGTATTCGGCTGTGCTCGGCCAGTAGAGGGCATCGCGCAGGCGCTCGAGCAGCACGAACGCGCGGCCGAATGGTGTCTGGTCGCGTGTGATCACACGCGTGCTCAGCGTGAACGCGCGATTGCCGACAACGCGCACAGTCGCATCCTGGCCAGCGCCGCCGCTCTCATAGCGCACCTCGTCTGGCCAGCCGGCCTGCTGCGCATCGCCGAGGATCGAGAGGTAGGCGCAAGGCCTGCCGACCATGCCCTCCGGCTCGTTGAGCCAGAGCACATCATCGACTTGAATGCCTGTTCGGTAGGCTACGAACTGCCGCATACCATCGCTGAATGCTTGCCAGTCCATCGGCTACCCTTTGACCACAAAGGTGATGGAGTTCTTGAGCGTGCCAGTGAACGCGATCAGCGGCGTTTCCGAGCCTTTGCGCTTGATGGTCGAGGGCCTATTCAGCGGCAGAATCTTGGCTGTGATGCGCTGGATCATCAGGCCGCGCGTGTGCTCGCCGAGCAGGCCGAGCGCCTGCGCTGGGCCGATGCGCGCATCGAGCACGGCGCTGCCAAACTTCTGCGTGAGCGCGAGCAGCGGCGCCTGGTTGATGTCGATCGTTTCGCGAATGAATGAGCGCGCTGGTATGCGGCCTGTGCCGAACTCATTCCAGCTCGCGATCTGCGCGTTCGTGACAGCCTCGCCAGGGCCAGGGTGCGTGCTGGCAGCCTGCGCGCCTTGCACACCGATCAGCACATGCGGCTCGCCGCTGAGCTTGGCGACCTGCTGCGCGAGCGCATTCCAGCCTTTATCGATGTCCTCGACTGGCATGTCAGATCACCATCGCCATAGGGTGCGCCTGGCGGTCGATCTCGCGCCGCCGCCGCTCATAGATGCTGCGCGCGCCATCAGGCTCCTTGCTCGGATCCAGTCGAGCGAACTCGCCTGATGGCGACAGCACGAGCAGCTCGGCTACCAGATACTTGATCCGATAGTCGCGCAGCGCGGCAGGGTAGTCGGCGGCAGTGTCGAGCTCGGCATCCGCGATCTTCGCGCGCATGAGATCAGAGCTCGTGCGTGCGAACTCTGGAAACTCATCATAAAGCTGCTCGACAGTGACCACGGTTATGCTCTGCCGCCTCTGCTGGTTCGGCCTGCGCGCGAGCGGGCTGTGCCCTCGCCCTCTTGCGGCGGCACGCACTCTGGCTCTGGCTCTGGCTCGGCCTCTGGCTCTGGCTCGGCCTCTGGCAGCGGCGGATCGTCCACCTCGCGCACCACTAGCAGCTCACCGCTGAGCACCAGCGGCTTGAGCGGACCAGAGACAACGGCTGTTGCCTCGGTCGCGTCATTGCCTGTCAGCGTGATCGTTTGCAGCGGCAAGATGCTCACGAGCTTTTCCGTGATCTGCATGAACACGATGCGCGCACTGGTGTTTGTGATCTGCATTGGCTGCCTTTCGAGGCAGCCAATCGGCTGCCGGCTAGATGTCCTGCGCTCGTGCTAGATGCCGTCCATGTACGTGCCAGACAGCGGATATTCGTAGGCAACGCCGCCAGCGCGACACCAGCTGTTGATGTCGAGCGCGAGGTTCTTTGCCTGCGGCGGCAGCTCGGTCGGCGCGAGCGGCATTTCGAAATGCACATGCTCAGCGTCGCGCTTATACATCATGATCCGAGGCCCAGTGCCTGCAGCATCGGCCTTGGCAAGCGGCAACCACCAATCCACATCAGTCACTGTCGCCGAGCGCTCGAGGAATACCTTGAGGACCGTATCCTCCGGATCGGCGCCTGCGCCTGTGAACAGCGATGTCTTCTGAATATAGCGGTACTTGTCGAGCGACAGTAGCAGCGTGTCTGGCGACTCAACGCCGCGAGTCGCGTTGATGATCGCATCTTCCATGGCCAGCAAGTCGTTGAGCGCATCGTTGGCGGTCTTAGTGCCAGCTCCCCACACGCTGCCGCCGCCAACGACCGAGGCCGCTGTGAGCGGCACGTTCGTATTGTTGAGCAGGCCCTTGATCGTTGTGCCAGGCTGGCCGAGCGATGCGAGCCGCTCGAAACGCAGCTCGAAACCTCGGCGGACTTGGTCTGACTTGCGATTGCGATAGTTGACGCCAGCCATCGCAGCGCGCTCGACATCGAGCACGCTGTAATCATAGCCGAGCGCGAAACTTTCGATGTCGAATGACACTTTCTGTGCAGTGAGCGCGACTCGCCGAATGTCATCGGCATAGTTCGCAACGATCTCCGCCATGCCGAGCGCATCCCAGAGATAGTATGCCCATGTCTCGGCGCCTGGCGGCGCCTCTGTCGTAACAGGAACGAACTGGCGCCATTTCAGCTCTGGCCGCTTGATCTCGCGAGCGCGCGCGCTCACGTATTCGAGCTGTCGACCGAACAACGCAGTTTCATTCGCATCGAGCCGCTCGATGCCGTAAAGGATGGCGCGCGTGTTCGCCATCGCGAGCATGACCTGCTGCATCTGGTCGCTGTCGAGGCGCACACCGATCTGCGCGAGCGTTGCTGCGAGTTCTGACTCGACCAGCGGCGCGATGATCTGTTCTGGGTCCATCTGTCTGATCTCCTGTATGCCGATGGCGCGAGAGGTCGCGCTCGCGTTGCTTGGTTAGAGGTCGATCTCCACGATCGCGAGGTCGCCTGCGCCTGTTGATCCTTTGACCACAGTCAGATACGGCGCTGCGACTGCGTTGCCTGCGTCTGCATCGTTGCGCAGCGCGCCGAGCACAGTACCAGCGCCGACCAGGCCGAAGCGCACGAACGGATTCGTGTGAACGGTGAGCGGCGTTTCAGGCTGGATCGCCATGCGGCCTTTGCGCATCACAGGCAGCGCCTGGCCCACAGGGTAAGGCGGCTCCGGATAGGTCGGATCCCACATCGCCAGGCCGGCTACGCCGACCAGCGTTGTGACTTGCGCTGTCGTGCTCGGCTGCATGACTGCCTTGAGCGTGCGGCCAGCGCCAGTGTCGTAGACAACGACCTTGCCAACAGGCACAGCAGCGGCCTCTGCAACGCCAGTTGCGATCGCAGATGGATAGGCCTCGATCTTCTGGCCATCTACGCCAATAGGGCCTTCGACTTCATACGTTAGCTGGACAGGCATTGTGGCTCCTTGCGTGGCTGCTGGTTGTGCCGCTGTGAGCGGCGGCTAGGTTGTTGACTGTCGCGAGCTCGTGCGCAGCGGCGAGCGCCAGGCTGGCGCCTTGTAGACAGGACCGTTCTGGTCCTTGGCGTCTGATCGCAGTGTCGACTGGCGGCGCGCATCCTCGAGGCTCGAGTTCGTGCGCCTGGTGCCGCCGCCGCTCGGCAGCTGCTCGAGCGCGCCATCGAATCGCGCATCGACGTAGGCATCCGACTTGCCAGCGAGGTCGATGTCCTTTACCAGCGCCTTGAGTGTCTTTTCCTTGAGCTCGCGCACGCTCAAGCCATCGAGCTTGACCTCGGCGCCGAGCACAGGCCGCACACGCTCGAGCAGCGACATGCGCTCGGCCAGCGCGGCATCGAAGCGCTTCGGATCCGAGGCCTCTGTGAGTTTTGCCTTGGTCGAGTCGAGCTCGCCTTGCAGCGAGTCGATGCGCTTCTGCAAGTCTGCGGTCTTTGCCGCATGCTCGCTCACTGTCTTTGCGTGCTGCTCGATCGTGCGAGTCAGCAGCTGCGCGGATTGCTGCGGAACGCTGACATCGATGCCATCGATCCGGATCGTCTGCATGTCCATTGTGGGTCCCTTCGGCGGCGCCTCTGGCGGCTCATCTGCTGCATCGAGCACGCACGCATCATCGGCGCCGAGCTCGAACTCTGCGCGCTTGCCATCGAGGCGCAGCGCGACCTCGGAACCAGCGCGGCCTGCGTTCGGCGGCAGTAGGCCTGCGTGGTTGTATTCGATGTCGATCTGCTCGGCATCGTAATGCTCGCCATTGTAAGTGCCGCCGCCAGGCTTGAGCTTGCACTTGTAGCCGCAGCTGATCTCGCGCCTCGTGCCCTGCTCGATGGCATCGATCATCGCAGCGTCTGTTACGACAACCTCGGCCTCCACAAAGCGGCCATCAGGCCGCGCGCTGGCGCCGCTCACATGGCCCACAGAGAGATCGCGCGCGTTGCTCGGCGACACCATCACAGCCGGATGGAGGTCTGTCAGCGGCGCATCGGCGAGGCTCGCCAGCGACTCTGCGCGGAATACCTGCTCTGGCCGCCGCAGCTCGCGCACCACAGTGCCATCCGAGCGGCGATAGGTGAGCACGCCAGTGCGAGTCAGCCGAGCAGGCGCGCGCAGAAAACCTTGCGGCGTGCGCGATACTTTTCCGAGCTTGGCTGCGTCGTAGCGTGTGACAGACACGCAGGTCGCTATCGGCAGCCGCAGCCTGTGTCAAGGTCGATCAGTCGACCAGGCGCGCAATCGACTAAGCAGCTGCGAGCCTAGACAGGCAAGCAGCCAAGCGGCCGCGCGACCAGTCGACCAGTAGACTGGTCGATCGGTAGCCTGGTCGAGCGTTGGCTCAAGCGGCCAGTGCGCCGCCGCATGCCTCGACCTCGGCTATGGCGCGATCGGGTTATCGGAGGCAGGCGCCAGCGCGATGCAGCTCAGCCTCGGCGGCGGCCTGTGCCGACATCGGCCAGACCTTGCCACAGTTGACGCATCGGCCATGGCCGCAGAGCTCGAGGTATTCAGGCAGCCAAGGGCCGAATGTATTGTGCAGTTCGTTCTGCGCGAGCGCCTCGGATAGTCGGTAGCGCGTAACGAGCTGCGGCAGCATCTCTGCGTCAAAGTCGCGCGCGTGCATGCCGTAGAACTGGCGCGCGCCGAGCGGCGTGCGGCCGGCCTGCACCACCTGCCGCAATGGGGCGTGATAGGCCCAGCCATGCGCGATGCGCTTACCGCTGTAAGGATCGACGCAGATGCCGTGCATGATCCAGAGGATCGGCTCGAGCGCATCGCTGCCGAAGCGGCGCGCGCAAAGGTCGGCGTAGTCGAGCGCATCATCGAAGCACGTATGCGTAGGCCGCAGGCCGAGCTGGCGCAGGCGTGTGGTCATGTTGCCTTTACGGCCAGCCGCTCGGCTAGCCAGGCGCCGAGGCTCTGCTGCTCACGTTCCCAGCCAGCCGCGCTCGCGATGAGCGCGACCTCGCGGAGCTCTCTGTGGACCTCGAGCGCGCGCAGGCCATCGCGATTGAGCAGCGCCAGCCTGGTCGACCGCAGCGCATCGCGGTCGAGCAGCGCCTCGAGCGCATAGTCGAGCGCGCGGCAGAGCGGATCCTGCGCGTAGTCGATGCCATCTCTGCCGCAGATGGATCTGCGGAATGCCAGCACCTTGATCAGCTGGTGCTGGTGCAGCCGAGCCTCGAGCTCATCAGCGTCCGCCATGCTCAGCCCCACACCTCGAGCACGCTCGGATCCGGATCCGAGCCGCTCGGCTGCAGCAGCACTGCGCCAGGGTGCAGATGCGCGATGAGCTCGCGCGCGGCCTCGGTCGTTTTGCAGATGGTGAACTCGGCATCGCGCTGGATCGTGCCGCTGGGCATCAGTTGCAGGCGACGCACGAGGATCTGCTCTCTGTCATCGATCACGCGCGTGTGTATCATATATAGCGGCACCACTACATGTCCCCCTTGCCGACATCGCTGTTGTCCGAACGCGCACCTCGACCGATTGGCTAGCTCAACGCGCGCACAAGTCGCTAGGCAGCGACTTTGCGCAGAGCGCGCAGAGCGCGCAGCGTGCCGCGGCTATCAAGTCGATTCGCTATACCGCTGGCGCATGTGACTGTAAAGCGCAAGCCGCGGCCGCTCGGCTCGAGGCCCTATCTTAGGGTGCGGCCGCTGCTCTTACGAATCGGCACAGGCACTCCCAGTGCCGAGAAATGTTGCTCGCGCAGGATGTCGATCCGCTCGAGCAGACGCTTCGACTCATCGAAGCTCAGACGCATGCCAAACTGATAGACCAGCTCGGTAGGCACATCGCCCTGTTCTGGGTCCTCGAGGTAAGCGCGCGCGATCTGCAGCATATTGTCGAATGACCATGTGAGCGATTGGCTGAGCCGCTCGGCGGCGCTCGGCGGCTTGCGCGGCTGTGTCATATGGCGGCGATCCTAGCACGCTGCCTGGCGTTGGCTCGCCTCGCGCTTGAGCCGCTCGAGCGCGAGGGCATGCGTGCGGCCGTCCATCTCGGCGCCGATGGCCGAGCGAGCCTCGAGCGCCGCTGCCAGCAGAGTCGTGCCGCTGCCTGCGTGTGGGTCGAGGATGCGCTCGCCTGGCTCTGAATAGTCACGCACGAGCGCGCGCATGAGCTCGATCGGCTTTTCGCCCATTACTGTATGTCGCACAGTGGCATACGTATAGCGACCTGGCCTGTACCGTTTTGGCACGCTTTTACGATGCCGCGCGATCGCTATATATTCACACTGCGAGCTTGGGCCATCGCCCATGAACCGAGGCGCAGCGTTCGGCTTGAGCCAAACGACAGGCGCGAAGGTGTAGAGGTCGGCGGCCTCGAGCGCCTCGAGCCAGTGCGCGTTGGTTACGTGGTCGCCGAAGATCACGAACCAATTCCGAACGCGCGGCAGCCAGAATCGCACGAACGCGCGACAATAGGTGTGTGGGTCTATGGCCTGGTAGCCAGGATCCTGCTGCACGCTCGGCCTCGAGCCGCTGCGGTAGCCGCGTTCTGTGCGCCTGCTGTATGGCGGATCAGTAATGAGCGAGTCGCAGCTCGAGCGCCGCAATACTTGCTCCCATGGGCCGAGTCGCAGTTCATGGTGTGGTTGCATTGGTCTCCAGCGCCATCAGCATTTGGCGCAGCGCATCGCGCTGTTCTGTCTTGAGGTTCGGCACTGAATCGACAAAGGCGTTGACCATTTGCCGAGTCGAGGTGAACGTTGCGGAGCTGTTTTTGAACGCATAGGCAGCGCGCTCGAGCGCGGCCGCCGCCTTCTCTGGCGTGAGATTTGCTACGCTGCGCAGGCCGTCCATCAGCTTGATAATCAGCTCATCGTAGGCGCGATATTTATTCACGCCGCTGATCGGCATCGCGAGAATGTGATCGGCGGCCAGCGCCTTGCCCTCGAGCTGCAGCAGTCTGCGCGTAAACACGCGCGCGGCTGTCTCGGTCATAGCCTCCTCAATGAGGTGCGGCACGGATCCTGTGGTAGTAGGCACGCCAACGACTGCGCCCATGCCATGGATCTCCTCGTGCGCCAGGGTGCTGATCGCGTCCATTTGCTTCGGCGTAAGTGTCGAGGCTCTGCCTGCGTCGATGGCTGCGAGGCTCTCGCGCAGCTTCTGAGCTGCATCCTCGCGCAGCACCATCTCGCCAGTTTTCTTGCGCATGCCGACCGCTTCTGCGTTTTCCTCGATCGTCGGCTGGATCCGCAGATCCCAATGCAGAGGCCCAGTCGGCGTATTTGCCGCTGGTGCGCTCATGCCATCGAGCTCGAGCTGCTTGATGATTTTCTTGCGCAGCGGCTCGCCATCGCCGCCAGTCGGCGGCAGCGCCTGCAGCTCCTTGTTGAGGTCGCTCGCGAGCTGCTTGCGCTGCGCTCTGTCGGCGGCAAGTTTGATATCGGCCTCGGTCGGCGGCCTCGGCGGCTTCGGCGGCCTGCGCTTCGGCGGCGGCAGAGTGCTCGGTCCTGGTGCTGGCGGCGTTGGCGACCGAGGCGGCCGCGGAGGTCGAGGCGGCTTCGGCGGCGGCGCTGCCGGCTGCGGTGCCGCTGCAGTTGGCGGCCGCCTCGGCGGCCGCACTGGCGTAGCTATCGGCGGCTGCGGCGTTGGCGCCGCAGCCAAAGGCGGCTGCACTGGCGCCGCCAGAGCTGGATCGATGCCTGCCTGCTCGAGGATGTCATCGAGCACAGGTATCGCCGAGCAGCGGCACGGAAAGTAATGCGTGTCGAATCCAGGGTGCGCGCGTTTGCCAGTTTTTGGATTCGTGATCGGCGGCTTCGACCATTTCTGCTCGCTGCCGTTGAGCGCCTTGTGCCCTGGCCGCACCTTCTCATCGCCAGCTGTGAGCCAGCGATATGTCTTGATGCCGAGCGCGGTTTGCCGCTCCATGGTCATCGTGCCGTGAAGCTTGGCGACAGAATCATTGGCCAGGATCGTCGCGCGATGCTTCGATAGGCCTGCATCTGTAAGCGCGCGCGCGAGGCTCTCTGGCCGCCAGCCTTCGCGCAGGCCCTTGGCGAGCACCTCGCGCGCATCATCGAGCTGCTTGCCGACCAGGCCCTTGATGAGCTCGGCCTGCTTGCGCACGAACTCTTGCGCGATCTCTGGCATGCCTGTCTCTGGTGAGAAGACATCGATGCCGAGCACCTCGCCAACCTGCGACTCTGTCTCGGCGCGCGTGTGCGCGCTGACTCGCTGCGCTGTCTGCTGAGCCAGAATGCCTGTGCTCGATTGCACATCGCGATCGGCGGCCGAGCGCACCTCATCGAGCAGCACCTCGAGGTCCTCATCGTCGGCATCTGTACGCACAGGCGCTAGCGGCGGCGGCTCGAGTTCGTATGCCTCGTGCGCGATCAGCACGCCGAGCGCATGCAGCCGCGGCACGATCTCATATAGGACAGTGTCCTGCGCGCGCGACATGCGCCGCTGGCCATCTGTGAGCTGCTCGAATGGCTGGCGCAGGATCAGCAGCGCATCGATCGGCTTGTCGCTCGAGCGCTCGAGCAGCTTGCGGATGGCTCTCACAACTGCAACGCCTTCGTATATGCCGCGCTCGGCGGCGGCCATGCGCTTGGCGAGCTCATCGCTGGCCTCACTCCATCCGAGCGAGATGAGATCATCGCTGTGCGTGAGCGGCAGGCCGAGCTGCTGCGCGAGCCGCTCGGCTGTCGTTGTCTTGCCTGTGCGAGGTCCGCCAGCGACAGCGATGCGCCGCAGAGGTGTATCTGCGGCATCAGTGCGAGCGCGCGAGGCCTGCTCGACCAGCCGCGGCAGCGCTGGCTCGATGATGCGCTTGAGCGAGGCCTTGGTTCGGTCGACCACATCGAGCAGGCCGCGCAGGTATACGTTCCGCGCGTTGCGTGGAAACGTGCCTGGCTTCGGCTGCCGTATGCGGCGCCGAGGTTTCGTGCGCATGCGCGCGCGCGCCGATGCCTCGGCGATGATCGCGCGCCTGGTCATGTGGTCGGCAAGTGTCATCAGTTCGGCGCGTTCGGATCGTCGGCGTTCGGATCGTCGCCAGTCGGATCATCCGGATCATCGCCATCATCGCCGCCATTCGGCAGCGGCTGCGGCGGCAGGTTCGTAGGCGGCTCTGGCGGCGGCTCGAGCATGCGCTCGAGCTCGGCCTTGAGCGCCTCCTCACGAGTCTCGACATCAAGCTCTGTAAAGTCGCCGCTGTGCGCGAGCGACAGCGCGGCCTCCTCTGGCAGGATGATGTGCGCATTCGCGAGCGCAACCAGCGCATCGGCGCGCGCCTTGAATCCTGTAGCGCGCTCGGCCTTTGTCTCTTGCCAGAGCGGCGGAAACTCGACACACCAGCCATCGAGGATGCTGCCTGCAGTAGGGCCATCATCGGTCGCCATGATGATCCTCGTGAGGTGCTCGATGTTAGGCACGAGCTCCTCGACACGCTCGGCGGCAACCTGGTCATACCAGGCGCGAACATCGCTCTCACCAGTCGCGTTCATTCCGGCTGGCGATCGACCAAACAAGATCGTAACTGGCATGTGCGCAGCGCTCGCGATCCGCATCATGAATCGATCGAGCAGGTCTGGTATGCCTTGAAAGCTGGTCGCGACTCGCTCGAATGATTCTTTCTCGGCATCGAGCATCACTGCGCGCGCGACGCTTCGGCCCATGTCGAATAGCTGCATGCGCTTGCGCAGCAGCGCCTCGCCGCCGCTCGACAGCAGCTGCATGAGATTCTGCAGCTTGATCACACCCTGGCTCGCATCGGTCATCAGATGCGAGGTCGACAACCAAGCAGCGCTAGACTGGCGCACTGCCTCGATCACACGCTGCAGCACGCTGTCATCCCAGAACTGTCCGCTGAGCACAGCGTAACGCGCAGTGGTTACACCTCGAAACTGCAGCAGGCGCGACTCGTGAACGATGATGTCACCATAGGACCCAGTGCGCAGCGGCGCGACTCGCACGCCGCTCTGGCTGCGCGTGCTGGTGCTGGTCGAGGCGCGCCGAGCCTGCGGCGGCACGATCAATCGATACGTCTCGGCCTGGCCAAACTTCGGCGAGCGGATGTCCTCATACCACGTCTCGGCCTGCAGCTGTGTGCGGCGCAGAACGTTGAGAAACGTGCAGGTTCTTACCTTGTCGAGGTTGAGCGGCTGCGAGACATCTTGACCATCATCGGCGCCAACGAACACACAGCCGAAGCCATACAGCCTTCCCCATATCCAGGCCTGGCGCAGCGCGCGCGCCGCATGCAGATCCTTGAATGCATCATCGAGCGAGCGCGAGACAGTCGTTGCATCGGCGACCTCATCGGCATTCAGCTTGATCGAGAAACCAGAGCGCAGCGCATCGCGCGGCAGCTCCTCGATGATGCGCGCGCAGATGTCATCATCGGTATAGAGCGCCTCGAGCTCGGTATCTGGCAGAGGCGGCGACATCACCTGCTTGTGCGCAGTCTGCTTGTCGCGCCAAGTGCCGAGGCCAGTCACGATGTTTTGCCAAGCATCGAAGCGCTCGACTGCGGCCTGTCCAATGCGCTCTATAACGCTCATGTCGCGGCCTAACGGCATCGCGATCCGCTGTCCAGTGGCTACAGGTCGAGCGACTCGAGTGCTGCGAGATATTCGGCGGCGCCGCCTTTCAGGTAGTAGCGCAGAGCCTGCGTCTGAGCATCGACTCGATCATTGGCTACACCTTTCGGGAAACGCGTGTGCTCGATGATCCAATCTTGGATCCATGGCGCCAGCGACGGATCCGGCAGCCAGACGTTCCCTGCCGCGAATATCGGCTGCGTTGCGTAGGCGCGCGCCTCTTTCGAGCCTTCTGGCTCGCAGGCGATCACGCCAGATACCTCGCGCCGCAGCATCTCGATGACCGCTGGGCCGTTCGCTTTATCCTCGATCAGGATGGCTGTCGACTGCGGCCAACGCGCCAGCAGGGTTTTGACGGCAGCCACAGTGCCGAGAAAGTCGAGATGCTCGCGAATCTCATCGAGCAGCCAGAAGTTTGGCGGCCTGTATGCCCAGACCTGGCCAGCCACATAGCTGCTTGTCTCGTGCGACTTGAATGCGCAGTCGAAGCTGATGCAGATCTGCTTGCCATCGAGCGGCGGCCGCGCTCGATACATGCGAGTGAACCATTCCTCGCGATAGATTGCGCCGCCTTGCGGCACTGGATCCTGTTGATCCTGCGCAGCCCAGCCAGTCGGTCCGAACTCGCGCTTGCGCCTGTCGACCTCGGCATCATTCCAGCGCTCTGCGCAGAGCAGCTCGCCATCGGTCGACCGAGGATCCTGCCAGCCGATCGGCGTTGGCGCCTTGCGTGCAGCCACAAAGTGACGCATCGGAATCGCGAGCACGGCATAACCCTGCTCGGCGGCGAGGCCTGCGAGGTCGCGATCGTGCAGGCGCTGCATGATAATCGTCCTCGTGTTCTGGCCAGGCAGCACGCGAGAGGCCATGGTTTCAAACCACCACATGCGCGAGCGCTCGAGCGCGCTAGCGCTGTGCGCATCCTGCGGTTTCAGCGGATCGTCCACAACTTGTCTGTGCGCATGAAAACCAGTAGGCGAGCCGCCGACGCTGATCGCCTGCCTGATGCCGCCTTTGTCATTCTCGAGCCAGTCGACCAGCCAGCGGCCGCGCTTCGGCTTCCACGTCTCTGAATATAGCTCTCTATACCAATCGGTTTCGAACAGGCCGCGGCATCGCAGCGAGTCGCGCACAGCTAAGCTGTCGGCATAGGCACCATATTGCCACTGACAGCCGGGATTGATGGTCCATTCCCATGCTGGCCACATGACACAAACCGTTGTCGACTTGCTGCTGCCTGGCGGCACGTTGATGACCAAGCGCGGCAGCTCGCCTCGGCTCTGCGCCTCGAGGTGCTCGGCGATGGCGCCGATGTGCCAGCTGTCTACAAAACGCGCGTTAGGCACAACCATCGGCCAGGCCGCGCGAATGAACTCGAGCAGGCCCTTCGGTCGCCGCTCGCGCCGCTCGATGCGCCTGCCGCGCTCTGCGATGAGTGCTGCTAGACTGGGCTTACGTTCCGACACGCTTGGCGCGCTGCGCGCTCTGTCCTGTGAGCCTCTGCCAGCGGTCGATGATCACATCGCAGTAAGCTGGCGCGAGCTCGACTGCGTAGCATGCGCGGCCGAGCTGCTCGGCGGCGATCAGTGTTGTGCCGCTGCCTGCGTACGGATCGAAGATCTCACCCTCGCCGAAGCGCGCGCACCAGCCCATTAGCGAGACAGGCTTTTGCGTAGGGTGCGACCGTTTCTCGTGCTCGCCGCTGCGGATCATGCCGTTCCACAGCTGCCGATGCACGCGTGCAGGCCCAGTCTGGTTTGACCAGGCGAGCTCGCAGTCCGCAAACGTGTTTTCAATGCCGCTATCGGCGCGCTTATCCCAGACCAGCCAGCCGCCTTGCGCTGGTAGCTGGTCGGCAAAGTAGTTGCCGCCCCATATGATCACGAGGTCGGCGCGCTCGAGCAGCCAGCGCACATCAGGCACTTGGTCATCGCCTGCGATCGGTGCGTACTTGCCTTTCTTGGCGACAGTGACAGGAAAGGTCGCGCCGACCTTCTCACCCTGCACGATCGATATTCCGTAAGGCGGATCCGTAACCACGCAGCCGAAGCGGCGCGCGCGAGTCTCGCGACCATCGCCGCACACGAGCGTGTGCGAGCCGAGCTGCCAGATGTCGCCGAGCTGCGTCACGCTGGCGGCTGGCGCATCTGGGATCTCATCTTCCTCGAGCTCTGGTTCATCAGCAGAGATCTCATCGGCCAGCTTATCGAGGTCCTCGCTCGACCAGCCTGCAAGCTCGGCCTCTTGCAGGTCGTATTGCGACAGCACGCTAGCGAGCGTGTCGGACCATTCGGCGAGCTCGCCGAGGCGATTGTCTGCGAGCGCGAGCAGATGCGCCTCGCGCTCGGTAATGTCGAGCAGCCGCACAGGCACTTGCTCGAGCTCGAGCTTTAGCGCGGCCTTCCATCGCGTGTGCCCAGCGATGATCTCCATGTTGGCGGCGCGCGCGACGATCGGCGCGCCGAAGCCGAAGCGCTTGATGCTCTGCGCGATGGCGGCGACAGGCTCGCCATCATTGATCCTCGGATTGTCAGCCCATGGCTTGAGCTTGCGAGGATCGACCCACAGCGCGGCCGCTGCACCAGCCGCTGCTGCGAGCTTGGCGGCCTCGCGCTTGCTGAGCTTCGGCGGCGGCGCTGGCTTCGGCTTCGGTTTGCTCATCGGCGAGGCTCCATGCAGCGCGCGGCTGCCTCAACTACTGGATCGTGCTTCTGGTTGAGGTGAAAAACGAGCGTGTGCGCGAATCGCTTGCGGCCTTGGTAGTTGGCGAGCCTGGCGCCGACTGCGCCGCAGACCTCGCAGACGGACGTGCTCGATATGCGGCCGCCGAGGTGTGCGCCGCTCGGTAGGTTGCGCAGGTCGATGGACCAGGCAGCCTCATGCTCGCTCGCCTCGGCCTTGCGCGCTGGTTTCTTGGCTGGCTTGGCTTGTTTGGCTTTTGCCATGGCTCATGCGCTCGGCTCAGTTGATCGGATCGTGGTATTCGGCGCAGTCATCGGCGCCGAGCGATCGGCGATGCGCTGCACGATCGCGCACACGTCTGCAACCAGCGCGGCATACGCTTGCTGCGTCACGAGGCTAGGATCCGCTGCGTGCTCGAGCGCTCGCTGCGCGATGGTGTATGAGGCAGAGATCTGCGCCTCGAGGTTTCTATCGAACACCTGCAGCACATGCGCGCGACCTGTGAACGCAAGGCCGCCAGCGACCGCAATGCCGATTGTAACCATGTGCATATCGCGATGCCGCACCTCTGTGAGCGAGGCTGGTGTATTGCACTGGCGACAAGGCGCAAACGCCAGCTGGCGCGCTCGCACAGTGCCGCAGCTCTCACAGTTGAGGTGTATAGGGCAATCGCTATCGCCCTCCTCGTGTGTGCACACGCAGCCGATCGGCCGCACGTAACTATCTGGATCAGTGGTTGCCATCGGATTCGCCTCCTGGTGTCGCCTTTACGTAGCCATACTGCGCGATCATCGTATCGAGCTCAGCATCGCTGAGCTCGGCTGGTGACTTTTCAACGCGTAGCGTCTGCTTGCTGCCGTAGCGTTTCGGATGTCGGCGCTCGAGCCACCAGGCGCCAGCGCGCCAGTCGCGCTGCGCCGCACGCACAACATGCAGTGTGATCGCTGTCTCGGCCTTCGCGAGGCCTTGCTCGAGCTTGCGCGCGAAGGTCGCATACGGCTCGCGACCAGCGGCGCCGAACTCGCGCCAGCGATATAGCGTTCGCTTGCCAATGCCCTCGGCCTTGCATGCGACCACGATCGGCACGCCGAGGCCTACCAGCTTGCAGAGGCGCTCGCCGAGCTCGTGTGTGTAGGCCGTAGGCCTGCCGCCTCTCGCGCGCGCGCGCGATGGTGTCGAAACTGGGTCAGTAGCCATCGAAACCGGACCTCCGAAAGTCGCGTATGCGGCAGCGCTTGCACTTGCGGCTGCGGCGCGCATGCCAGATCGCCAGAGTCATCGTGCGCTCGGCGCCGCACGAGCAGCGCACACGCACGCAGCGCTCGAGCGCCGTGCTGGTGCCGCCTCGCCGCCGCATGAACCTGCGAATGATGACCCAATGGATCGCGGTCGGATCGACCAGCGGCTGCGCTGGCTGGGTCGGCAGGCACCTCGAGCACAGGCCAGCCCAGCGCCGCAGCAGCGGCAGCTCGACCGAGCAGCGGCTGCAGTGCGTAGGCGAGTCTGGGATTGGCTTCGGCGCCGCCATGCTCTACCTGCCAGACTTTCGAGCCTTGCTGCGCCGCTTGGTTCCGCCTCGCTTGGTCGCGAGCTTGGCTCGGCTGGCCGCCTCATCGCGCAGGCGCAGCTCGCACTGGAATCTGGTCATAGCGTCGCACCAGTGGGCCATCGCGCTCGCTCGCGCTGCGTCCATAGGCGGATCCTCGCTAGTGAGGATCGTATACGACCGCAGGAATAGCTCGAGCTGCAGCCGATCGGCATGGTCGATATCTGCAGCGGCACGAATCTCCGCCTCGCGCGCCTCGACCTGCGCGAGCCTGGCGCGCTGGTGCTGCAGCTGGGCCTCGCCTGCGCGCGCCAGCTCTGTCACTCGAGCGAGCTCGGCGCGCTGCCAAACGAGCCGATCCGCCAGCTCGGCGATGCCTGCCTCTGCAGTCGCCTTGTCGGCAAGTGCCCTCGACACTGCGATCTCGCGCGCCGCCGAGTCGACCTGCTCGAGCCGCAGCGCGACCTCTGCCGGATCGTGGTATTCGCAGAACTCGCTGGCATGGCTCGCGAGCAACCTGCGCGAGCATTGCGATCCGTCTGATCGATGATGAATGCACTGCTTGTCGGCGTTGCCGTCCATGGTTCAATCCTTGAGCTGGCACTTGAGCGCGCGCTGCAGCAGCGCCGAACGCACTGCCGAGAAACCGAGGCAGATGGCGGCCGATTCATCGCCGCCGAAGTCGCCGAGGGTGCGATCGAGGTGCTCGCTCACGATGCGCGCGGCAATGAGCTGCTCGAGTCGCCTATTGTGCTCACGTGACAGCCGGCCTGATCCGCTGCCGTATAGCGTCGCGCGCCATTCGTTAGCCATCCGCTCGAGCACATGCTTCGGCGATCCGCCGAGCTCGAGCCAGGTATCCTTCCACAGCACGCTACTCGCTGTCAGCGACAGCGCTGTCTTGAGCGTGCCGCCATAAGGCACCTCGAGCACGAGCGCGATCGGCAGCTCGCTGGCCTGCGCGAGCTCGAGCGCGCGCTGCACTGCTGCCGCGCGCTCGGCGTGCCGAGTCGCGTCTACCTCTCTGTGCTCGGCGAGCTGGCCGCTCACATAGATCGCACAGCCGGATCGTTTGGCCGAGTCGATGGCGCAGATCACAGCGCGCAGCGGTTTCGGCACGAGCTGCTCGAGCTGCAGCCTGCGCCTGCGAATGCGCACGAATCGCGACCCATACAAGCCTGATCTCACTTGGCACCTCGGTAGCAGCCACAGGCCTCGAGCTCGCTAAGTGAACCTCGCTCATCGAGCGCGACAACGCGCACAGGTCGCTGCAGCTCACAGCGAGGGCATCGATCCTCGATCGAGGTGCTCGCGCATTCGTGATTGAGCTTGAGCGCGATCCTGTGCCCTCGCAGCAGGCAGCGAGGGCACAGCACTGGCGCTGTCGGCGGCGAGGCCTCGAGCGCAACAGCAAGCGCAAGCTCAAGCGCGCTCATCTAGCGGCCTCGATCGGCGGCCTGCTCGGTCGCAGATCACCCTCCTCGAGATGGACACTGTCTGCGCAGTAGTGCAGGCGCGAGGTGAGCGGCTCGAGGGCATAGCGCGCCTCGAGCTCGGCACGCAGCATGCGCGTAGTGATGATCGTGCGGCAGCCTCGCCGCTGCCGCGCATCGACCAGCTCGAGCAGAGCGAGCGCCATGCGCGAGGCATCCTGCGTCCGCTCTCTGCCGAGGTCATCAACGACCAGCAGGCTGCACTGCACGAGCTGGCGCCGCACATCGTGCTGCTCGCGATGCCAGCCGCCGAACGCCGACAGCACATTCAGCGCCGTGAACCAGCGGCCGCCATCCGAGGTCGCGATCGCCCATGCGGCGGCAACACTCTTGCCGCTGCCGCCTACGCCATGCAGCAGCAGGATCGGCGGCGCAGGAGCGGCTTTCTTTTTCTTGCCGCCTTTGTCGCGCTGCGGCGGCCTCGAGCTCGCGACCCAGGCGCGCACAGCGAGCGCGGCCTCTGTGTGTCGCAGCCGACCGCGCACGATCGCCTCGCGCATGGCGCTCTCGAGCGGCACCTGCTCGCGATCGAGCCGCTCGCCTCGCAGCATGCGCTCTGTCAGAGCCTCTGCGGCCTTGTTGTCGCGCTCGACAGCGGCCGCGCGAGCATCATCGACAATAAGCTTGCCGAGCCGCTGCAGCACAGTTGATAGGCGTTCGTGCGATGTCATGTCTATACCTCCACGCTAGTGAGCCAGGCAGGCTTGCGAGCCGCCTCGGCTTCGAACTCCTTACGACTCGCCGCAGGCGCTGGTGCGCTCGGCGGCGAGTCTCTCGGCGGCGAGCCTCTCGGCGGCTCGCCGCTCAAGTATCCAAGCCAGTAGTCGAGCAGATGCCGCGGATTGCACATGTGCGGCCGCAGCCGCCTCGAGGTGAGCTCGGCGCGCAGCACAGGCTCGACAGTCGCGCGCTCGCTCGCTGGTCGCTCGCCGAGGAGTCGATAACCCTCGCGCCATTTGCCAGAGGCCGAAGGCGCTGGCTGGGTCGTTGTCTCGAGCATGATCTCATTTAGCCAGCGATGGCCAGTGAGCACGGCAGCCCTTTCCTCGCCTTCTGAGCCTCTCTGCGGCGTTAGCGACATCGACTGCTCTGGCATATGGCTGGCGAGCTCGGCGGACAGCGAGGTGCCAGCCTGCTCGAGCGTTGCGGTTTCTGTCTCGAGGCTGGCGCCGCCGCTCGAGCTCGCCTGCGTGCGCGAATTGGCTGCCAGCCTCTGTTGCGGCGGCGGCGGCAGAGACTCTCGGCCCACAATTTCCGCAGACGGCTCGAGCGGCAGCGCGATAGCAGCTGCAGATCGGCTCTGGTTAACTCTTCTCTGCTCTGTACTGTAGGAAACAGGTAAGTCCTCGCGACTGTCTGCGCGACTGTCTCGAGGATTGTCGGCGTGAAAGTCTGCGTGACTGTCACTGCCGTTTAGGTGTTGACTGTCAACTGCTCGAGCGGCCGCGCGCGAGGCGCGCTTGCTGCGCGAGCTCGGCGTTTCCTGTGAGTGCCAGTAGTGCGCCAATACATAGGCACCATCGACACTTAGATAGGCCTCGCCGATGTTGAGCAAAGACTGCAGAGCGCGCTGCACTCGACCTCGAGGCAGGCCCACGAATCGCGTTATTTCTGCGAGGGTGCAGGCTGCAGAATCAGGCCAGCGAACTGCAGCGGCCGCATATACAAACGCATTCACGTCTGAATCGGTTTCTGCGTCGATTGCCTGCCAGTCTCTGGCTGCGAAGTGAGCGAATCCGACCGCGAAACGCGTATGCAAACGCGCGTTTTGCGTTCGATTTTGCAGAGGCTGGTCGAGCTCGCAGAGCGAGCTGCCGCCATCCTGGCCATGCCTCGAGGCCCATGGCTGGGCCATCAGAGTGAGGCCATTGAGGACGGCTCGAGCGTAGCCATCGAGCGGCGAGTGCTCGCCATAGTAAACGGCCCACAGCTTGACCCAGCAGCCGCGCGGCCTGCGCAGCAGCGCGCGGCCTTGCGGCAGCGGCGGCGCCGATGCAGGATCCAAAGGGACCAACGGATTCGAGCGGCTCTGCAGCCTTGCCCCACCTGGCTGCAGAGCCGCAGTCGCCTTACGCCGCATGCGCCGCACCATCCGAGCGCGCTCGGCGGCTGGCTGCTGCGGATGTGTCGGCTGCGCCTGTCGAGCGCTTGCTCGAGCGGCGCTTGCGCGCGGCCTTGCGCTTGCCTGGCTTCGGCTCTGCCGGTTTGCCTGCCAGCTGCGGCAGCCGCGGCCGCTTGCGCAGGTCGGCTGGCTTGGCAGAGGTCGGCAGCGGCTCGCAGAGCTCGGCGACCGAGACGGATCCGCCAGTGCAGGCGCTGAGCTTGACTGCCGTTCGGTAGCTGGCGCGCTTGCCTCGGTAGACTTTGTGGATTGTCGCATAGGCGATGCCTGTACGAAGGTGCAGCCTGGTGAGCTCACCGATCGGCTGCGCCTCGACCCATTGGTGCAGTTTCATTCTTTGCGCTATATAGCGTAAACGCGCTATGCGCAAGTTGCGTGAGCTCGAGCGTGCTAGAACACTCGAGCGCTCGGCCGCTCGAGCTCGAGAGAGGTCTGCCTAACTTTCTGACTTCAGCTGCCTGAATCGGAGATTCGGCGGCCTTGCCCCATTGAAGCGGCAACTATTTTTGCGCGCTGAAATAGAGAGAGAATATATTCCGCGTTGCCTATCTTCTCTCTGGCCACTAAAAGCAGCGAACGTGCCTCGGCAAAAGACCAGACCAGATCCGAACATTGCGGATCCTCTTTCGGAAACCTCCGTGCAGCGGCGCATCTGGGCCTCTTATGCGCGTGCAGGTTTCTCTCGGTTTGCTTTTGCAAAAACTCTCGGCGTTGCCTATTCGACGGTCGATGCATGGGATACCGAGCAGGCAATGCCTCGTGTTGAGCAGCTGATCGAGATCTGCGAGCTGTTACAGCAGCCCATTGCTGGGATCTGTTTTGGGCACGCAGGCCAGCCAGATGGACTCGCCGAATCAGAGATCGGCGATGTTGCTATAAAGACTCTATTGACCGAGGTGAGAGCCTCTCAAGAGGCGCGAGCAGCGCTCGGAAGGCACCTCGCCGAGGATGGTCGGTTTCAGGCGATCACGAGATCTTATGTGCTCGAGTTCTTGAGAGCATTCGACGCCAGCGGAAAGGCGCTCGAGGATGCCTCTAAGAATGCGGCCAAGGCTGCGCTAGTGGGTCAAGCGCTGCTCGGCGCAGCTACCAGCGGCGGAGCACCTATCACCGCAGGCCTAGTTCGGTCGCTCATCGACAGGCAGCATGTGCTGCCGATGCCGAGCTCGACAGAGGAGGTACCCTCGAAACCTAGATCGCCTCGGCCTGCGAAACATCGCGTAGCGACCAAGCGCAGGCGCCGCTAGCTCGCCTGATTAGGGAACTCTCTCGTGTGGCATTGAGAGAGCATTGCGGCGGCGAGTTCGCTTACGTGAATGCGAGCGCCGAGCAGCGCCAGGAACCTGGCTACGCCAAACGCGACTAGTAGGTCCTGTTTCGGCGAGGCCAGATCCCAGACCAGCCGGCCTCGGTCATCCTCGCCGAGCTCGATGCTGAGTTCGGCGAGCCTATCAGGCTCGAGGTCGATGCTGAGCTGCAGAGCCAGCTCGCGCAATGTGGGCTGGCGCACTGCGGCGATAGCAGCGATCAGCACGCCAACAAAGGCATTTGCGGCCTGCGCAGATTCTGCGGAGAATCCGGACACATTGGACATATGTGTCATATCCGCCGCAGCTCGCGCACAGTAAAGAGTTTCTGTCTGTGGGCCTGCACTTTTGTAGCTGGCCGCCGCTGGTTGGCGCCGCTTGCCCCACATGACCACAGACTAGGATAGGTCTGGCTCCTTTGCGCTATATAGCGTTTACGCTATACTCACTCCATAAGGCTCGATGTCTGAGCCTTCGCAGGAGTAGTTCCATAAATGCGCGTTTCTCGTTTGTTCGCTGCTCGTGAAACCACGCCAGAGGCCGCCTCGCTCTCTGTCGATGAGGCGCTTGCACTCGATAACCTCAAGGCCTCGCAGCTGCCTATCGGCCAGCTGGTCGACCATCTGCTCGATCTGGTCGATGAGTCTGCAGATCCAGAGACAGGCGAGATCAAGCTCGAGCTCGCTGGCGCGATCGACCAGCTCAACCTATCGCTCACACACAAGGTGCAGGCATACGCGCACGTAGCTGATCGGCTCAAGGCCGAGGCTGCCGCATACCATGACCTCGAGCAGACCTATGCCGCCAAGGCGGCAACGCTCGAGGCCTCGGCAAAGGCGCTCAAGCAGCGGCTGCAGCTCGAGCTCGAGCGGCTTGGTACCGAGAAAGTCAAAACGCCGACAGTCACTGCCTACCTGCAAAAGTCGCCGCCATCGGTCGAGCTGCTCGCGCTCGATGATGCCGAGGTGCCTGATGAGTATTGCGTGATCGAGCGCCGAGTCAGCTCGAGCAAGATCGCCGCCGCTCTCAAGGCTGGCGCCAATCTGGCCTTCGCGCGATTCGCGCCGCAAGCCAAACACCTGCGGTTTCGCTGATTCGAGGAGGCCATCATGAACCAGAATCAGCCACTAGTTCCGCCCTCGACAATGCAGTTCGTGCCTGCTGTGCGCACGCACGCCAAGGCGCGCATAGCGCTCATCGGCCCAGCCGGCAGCGGCAAGACTCTCTCGGCGCTCAAGATAGCCAAGGGCCTCGGCGGCAAGCGCATCGGCCTCATCGACAGCGAGCGCGAGTCATCGCGCAAGCACGCTGGCAAAGGCATCGAGTTCTCTCTGCTCGCGCTAACCAGCTTCTCACCTCGCACCTATGTCGAGGCGATGCGCGCCGCTGTGGCAGCTGGCATCGATGTGCTCATCATCGATGGCCTTAGCCAGGCATGGGCTGGCAAGGATGGCGCGCTCGAGATGGTCGATGCAGCGACCAAGCGCAGCCAGAGCAAAAACAGCTTCGTAGCTTGGCGCGAGGTTACACCAGAGCACAACAGGCTCGTTGATGCGCTCACGAGCGTGCCGCTGCATCTGATCGTTACGATGCGCGCCAAAACGGAATGGGTCCTCGAGGATGTCGACAACGGCAAAGGCGGCTCGCACAAGCAGCCGCGCAAGGTCGGCATGGCGCCGATCCAGCGCGATGGCCTCGAATATGAGTTCGACATCGTTGGCGATCTCACGCTCGAGCATGACTACCTGGTGAGCAAGTCGCGCTGCGAACTGTACGATCGGCAGGTTGTGCAGCTGCCTGGCGAGGAGTTCGGCTCGCGCGTGCTCGGCTGGCTCAATGAAGGCGCCGAGCCTGTCGACCAGCCGGCCTTTCTGCCGCCGACCGAGGCTGCTCGGCGCCAGCGGCGCACAGCGGCGGCCGAGGCGCTTGCGCCAGTCATGCAGGCACCAGCCGAGCCGCCAGCGCCGCCGCCAGCCGAGCTGCGCGCGACCTTCTCACGCCGAGCCGACTGGCCAGGCGCCGCCGAATGGGCTGGCAAGCCGCTCGACACAGCGCCTGTCGAGGCGCTCGATGCCTACGCCAAGGCGCTCGACCTCGCGATCGCCAATCCCAAAAACAAGGCGCGCATTCGAGCGCTCGCAGACCATACAGGCGTTGTCAAAAAAGCCTGGCATGCGGCGCGCCTTCGCACGCAGCAGGCCGCGGCCGCGGCTGCCGCAGCTGCCTTGGCGGAGGATCCGTTTGCCGATGTCGAGGCGCAGGCCGAGGCTGCCGGCTGGGATCTCAGCGGCCAAGGCGCCGCCAACGATGATGACAACCAACCACAGCCAGCAGTCGCACATTGAGCGACCAGTCGACCAGTCGCCTGGTAGACTGACTGCCTCGCACGTTGCGCGACCAGTCTACCAGTCGCCTGGTAGGCTGGTTGCTTGATAGATTGCTCGAGCCGAGTCGCGCCGCACGCTGCTCGGCTCGAGCCATTCCGGAGGCCGAGATGACCCAGACCCAGCCACAGCAGCCAGAGTTACCACGCAGCGAGTGTCGCAGTTGCAAGGCGCCTGCCGTATGGGCGCACACAGAGACTGGCGCCATGATGGTCGACTATGAGCCGAGCTCGAGCGGCAACATCGAGCTCACGTATGAGCGCGGCCGCTGGCGCGCGCGCGTGCTGGCCAAGGCCGAGCTCGAGCTGCTCGCTGGTGAGGGCCTCGTGCTGCGGACCAGCCATTTTGCGACGTGCCCAAACGCCGATCAGCATCGGCGCCGAAGGCCTGCGCCATGATGCGCCTCGCCGAGCGCTCACAGCCGAGGCGCGCGCCGATCAGCAGGCCGATCGTTTTTACGGCACGCCTGGTGCGGCAGATCCGAGCTGGCAACCAGTCACAGACACGCAGGCTCGTGCGTGTGCCTGATGGCTACCGAATCTCGGCGCTGGTGCAGAGCTCGCCGCCAGGCGCGATCGCCGAGCGTGTGTATGCATATCGGCCAGACGCGCAGGCCGAGGCGCCGCCTCGCGAGCTGCGATGCCCATACGGCCAGCGAGGCGATCTGCTGTGGGTCAAGGAGCCATGGGGCGTGCCTGATGATGACCAGCACCCTGATGCCTACATCTATCGCGCCGATGAGGATCCAGAGGTGCGCAGCGCCGTGCCCTGGCGCAGCTCGCTGGTCATGCCGCAGTCAGCGTCGCGCCTGTGGCTGCGGATCATCAGCGTGCGCGTGCAGCAGCTCGACTCCATCTCGTGCGCCGATGTGCGCGCCGAAGGCCTCGCATGCCCAGCCCATGATCGCCGAGGTGTGCCCTGCTACAGCAACTGCGAGCATCTGCGAGGCGCCTATCGCGATCATTGGGATGGCATTCATCGCGATCACCCTGCTCGACTCTGGCGCAGGAACCCTATCGTGTGGGCCTTGACCTTCGAAGCTGAGCAGGCGCCTCGCGCGCTGCGATGAGTGTGGTTATAACCAGCGCATGCGCACACTCCAGTTCCGTCTGCTGCACGAGCAGGTCGCTCTGGTCGACTCGGTCATTCGGTCGACCATACCTCGGCGCTGCCGATTCTTCATCCTCCATGGCGCAGCCTCGGCCGAGCAGCTCGAGGCGCTCTCTCGTGCGCTGCGCGACAGTTTCGGCTACCAGTCGACCAGCAGTCTGATCGAGCAGTAGACTGGTCGACTAGGCAGGCTCGCTCGCGCGCTGCGTCAATAGGCGAGCTCGAGCGTATACGGCTCGCTCGGCAACAGCTCGAGGGCATCCTGCGGCACTGGCTCGAATGGCCAGAGCTTGACGCTGGTCGTATTCGCGGCAGGCGAGCACGTTTGCGCCTCGGCGTTCCATTGGTAGAACGTGCTCGGCACCATCGGCGCGCCTGTCGCGCTGTGGTAGAGCGTGCCGCCGATGGCGACTGTGTAGACAGGCCCAAACGTTAGCGGCGTTTCGCATGCGGCATCGCCAAAGACCCAGACTCCGCCAGGCCGCCAGGTCGCCTGCTGCGCGATCACATTGCTGCCGCCGCACTCGCCAGGCATCGCGACCTTCCCTGTGCCCAGCATGTAAGACAGCCCGATCCGGCGCTGGCCTGCGTGCGCGATCGTGACGCAGTCCGGCCTCGAGCCGAAGCCTGGTGTGTCGCTGGCGTAGCCAGGCTGCGCATCGGCCTGCACTGGCGAGCCGCTCTCATCGCGCAAGACCCAGTGCGGCCGCGGCAGGCCATCAGAGGCAGGCTCCTGCGCAGCAGCACCAGCGAGGCCGCCGCCGCTGCCGGCAGCAGCGCCTGCGATGGCTCGGCCTGCGTGCGCGACTGTCTCGCCTGCGGCCGCCAGCATGCCGCCGAGCGCCTCTCGAGCACCAGCGGCGCCGCCGCTGCCAGCCGAGGCGCCAGCGCCGCCGAGCATCGAGCCTCCCATGCCAGCGAGCGCCTCGCCTGCGTCGCGCATTGTGTTGCCAACGCCTTCGATGGTTGTGCCGCCGCACGCCGCAACTACGCCAGCGATGCAGCCTGCGACTACAGTCTGTCTCGTGAACACTGCCATAGGGCCGATCGTACCGTATTTTAGGCCGCAGGATGCTGTCAGCAGTCGCGCACACCAGGCGACCAGTCGACCAGGCAACCAGTCGACTAGCCTGCTGTGCTATATCGCTCGGCGGCGGCTCGCCGAGGCCCAGCAGCGATCGCCTCGAATTGCGGCAGGCGCCTCGGCGGCGGCCTCGCTGGTCGATTCTGGGCCTGTGGATAACTAACGGTCGAACGCCGACCGAGGCACGGGTGAACGCCGACCGAGGGCACGGTCGAACGCCGACCGAGGCACGGTCGAACGCCGACCGAGGGCCGAGCTGGCATGCGGACAAATATAGCGATAACGCATAGTTGCGAGCCTTTATCCACAGCCCCTATAATCTTCTCAGAATAATCCTACTGATAATCTGCGCGCGCCGCAGATCGGCTCGAGGCGCCGCCAGCGCGCCGATCGAATTTCGATTGTGGTTGGCGGCGAGTTCCGCTAGCTCGAGGCTCGATGCCCTCTCAAGCCGCAGCAGCACCTCGCAGCCCAGATCTCGCGCATCTGCCGGATCCGCTCGCCGATCAGCTCGAGCTGCTCAGACAGCAGATCGGCGCTGCAGCAGCTGCGCCGCCAGCCGATCAGCTCGAGCTGCTTAGACAGCAGATCGGTGATGTCGTAACAACGCCGCCAGCACCGATCTCTAAGGCAGCGCAGCTGCTGCTGCCATACACGCGACAGAATCCGCCGCTGCCGAACGCGATCCTGCGCGCAGCGCTCTTCCCATCGCTGCCGCCAGACGGCCATCGGCCGATCCTCAAGGACTCGCCGCTCTGGTGTGTTGATGGCCTATCAGTGACTTTTAGCGGCGAGCGTTTCGACCAGCGAGATCTCGATGTGCTGCTCGGCATATTCGAGATCGGCCGCTATGAGCCGCTCGGCTGCTCATTCGACTTTTCAGCCTATGCGCTTCTGCGCTTGCTCGGTCGCGAAACCGGAAAAGCCAACCATGATGACCTGCGGCTGGCCGTAAAACGGCTGATCCTCGGCCATGTTGAGATCCGGCAGAAGATCAACGGCCGCAAGTGGTTTCTCGGCGCGCTGCTCATGACAGGTAAACACGATGAGTCGCTGCAATACAGCGTGCGCGTGAACGCCGATCTCGCTGTGATGTTTGGCTTCGGCCTCTGGACCAGCGTTGATCTCGCCGAGCGCAAGGCCCTTGGCCGCAACCAGGTCGCCAAAGTCTTTCACCTCTACTATTCGAGCCATGTGCAGCCATCGACGCACAGCTATGAGACGCTGGCAGCGCTCGCCGCTCTGCAGAGCAGCCAGTCAAAACACACGCGCGCTGTGATCCGCAAGGCTCACGAGAAGCTCAAGCAGACCAAGTTTCTGCGCGACTACACTGCCGACCTGCACGGAGTCACTGTCGTAAAGGCTCGCGAAACGCCGAGTCAGAAGCGGCACGCAGCCAAGCGCAAGCGCGCCTCGCAGCCGCCGCTCAAGTAGCAAAGTCTGGCGAATCGGGACACTCGGCGCGCTATAGTGCATGCGCTAGAATGCGCGTTCGGCGGATGGTAGGCTGTCCATTCATGAGCCGACCGAAACGAGCCGCCGCACCTCGCCTGCCTGCTCGAGCCGAGCGCCTCTGCCTCGAATGCGGCCGCACGCTCGAGGCCGATCCGCTGGCCTATGCGCATCGACGGATCGAGGCGCTGCTCGATGTGGTGCAGGTTCGGCAGGCTGTGCCTGGCGAAACGACCGAGCAGCATCGAGCGCGCTCGGCCGAGCGATACGAGAGTCAGACCATACACGCGCAAGTCGTGCTCGAGCATCTGCTCGATGAGATCGATGGTTTCTGTGTGTTCTGCTCGCCGAGGGTAAAGCGGCGCAGCCTGCTCGGCATCTGCACTTGCGTGCTCAATCTCCTGCGAGCGAGCGACAGCCCCATGACTGGCCAGCAGATCTGCGATGCGATGCCTGATGTCGAGGTGCCGAAGGTTTTCCTGGCGCTTGGCAGCATGCGCGAGGTCGAATGCGTTGGCGGCTATGATGCGATGATCGATGCCCGCAAGCAGCGCTGGCGCGCGAGGGCAGCCCATGGCTAACCAATGGCGCGAGTTCGTGCCTGCCAGAGAGATCGCCTGGAATGGCGATGGCAAATGGTGCGGCGCTGGCGCCGAGGTCGAGCCTCGGCCAGAGCTCGTGCTCGAGCATCAATGCGGCGAGCTCGGCGAGCCTCGCGCCGAGTGTGGTCGATTCGTTTGCAGCCACTGTCAGCGCTGCGTGCCCTGGTGCTTCGGCGGCGAGGGCACGCTCTGCGATGATTGCTGGTGCGAGATCAGGCTGCCGAGGATCAAGCGCGCCGAGGAGCGGCTCGAGCACATACACAAGCGGCGGCGCGAGCAGGTTTAGGAATCTGCGCGCTCGGCGGCCTCGAGCAGCACGGTAGTGATCGCATTGTAAAGCGCGACTGTCGGCGGCCTCTCTGGTCGCAGAGTCTGCAGTATCGTCGCGAGGCCGTGCCGCTCGGCGCGCTTGCCTAGCGGCGTTTCGAGAAACTGCAGCAGCGCTGCAGTCGGCGGCTCGAGCGGCCGCTGCTCGAACAGAGCATGCACGCTGCACTCGAGCGCAGTCGAAATGTCGACCAGCGTGCTGGCGTGCGGCTTCATTTCGTCGCGCTCCCATGCCTCGCAGAGGCTGGCATCGATGCCAATTTCACCTGCGAGCTGGTCGACCTCGAGGCCGGCTGCCTGCCGTAGGCGGCGCAGGCGCTCGCCGAAGGTTTCGTTGACTGAATCTGACATGGTTCCCTTTCTTGGCCCTCAAGAGTAGGCGCTACCAGAGCTCGAGCTGCTCGTGCGGCGGCACGATGCCTCGGCAGGTAGGCAGGCCATCGCACTGCGGCAGCAGCTTGCGACAGCCGGCGCAGGTCGGCACTGGGCCGAGCGGCGGCTTGTGCCCAGTCGGACAGAAGTCCCGATCGACAGGCAGCCGGATCGCGCATCGCATGCATAGATGCTTGTCGCAAGTGCCGCTGCGCCGAGACTCGATCGGATAGTCGCACTGCAGCGAGGCGCTCGCGCCGCAGTGCGCGCATTTACGCTCGCTGCGGCGGCCGCCTCGTGAGCACAGGAAGCCATGCGCGCCATTTGTGAGCACGATGTGATCGCATGGCATGCCGCACACGCTACCAGAGCTCGGCCCTTGGCTACATAGCCAGCTTACGCTAATGTGCGTTAGTGAAAGCTCGACCGCGCAAACGACCTCGCCGCCGCCAGCCATCGCCGAGCACCTCGCTCGCGCTGCGATCGACCAGGCCGCCAGTCGACCAGTGCGCTGGTGAGGTAGTCGACCAGTCGACTGGTCAATCGCTCGAGCTGCAGCTCGAGCTGCAGCTCGAGCTCGAGCGCCTCATGAGCCGCACGCTCGAGCTCAAGGCCAAGGCTCGAGCCGATCGCACCCTCGATGAGTATGCGGCGCAATGGCGCCGATTCGAGGACTGGTGCGGCCGCCGAAACCTCGAGGCCATACCCTGCGAGCCAGGCACGCTCGCGCTCTACATCAGCGACCTGGCCTCGAGGCTCAAGCCAGCCTCGATCGCGATGGCGATGTCTGCGATCGGCTATTGCCATGCGGCAGCCGGCCTGGCGCAGCCGAATAAGCATCCCTCTGTGGTCGAGTTATGGGCTGGCACACGCCGCTC